ACAAGGTTTAGTAGGAACTGATTACAATAATATGTTAAATCTTTTATCTAACCAAGATGATTATAGATTCAATGTATTATTGACTCCTGGTATTACAAATGCAACACAAGCTTCACAAACAACTACTGCAATCAATAATACCCAAGGTAGAGGCGATAGCATCTATGTATTAGACCCAGTAGTATACGGTTCTGGAATAGCAGATGCTACTAATGAATCAAATTCAAGAAATACCTCATACGCAGCTATGTACTGGCCTTGGTTACAAACAGTTGATCCTGACTCAGGTCAAAATATTTGGGTACCAGCGTCAACTATGATCGGGGGAGTTTACGCATATAACGACAGTGTAAGCGAGCCATGGTTTGCTCCAGCGGGTATCAACAGAGGAGGTTTGACTAACGTAATCCGCCCAGAAAGAAAATTATCTCAATCTAATAGAGATACATTATACGAATCAAATGTCAACCCAATTGCTTCATTCCCTGGTGTTGGAACAGTAGTATACGGTCAAAAGACATTACAAAAACAAGCATCTGCTCTTGATAGAGTAAATGTTAGAAGATTATTGATTGCTCTTAAGTCTTATATTGGCCAAGTTGCTCAAACATTAGTATTTGAACAAAATACAGCAGCTACAAGAAACAATTTCTTATCAGCAGTAAATCCATACCTCGAATCAGTACAACAACGCCAAGGTTTATATGCCTTCAAGGTAGTAATGGATAACTCAAACAATACTCCAGACGTAATCGACAGAAATCAGTTAGTAGGTGCTATTTACTTACAACCAACTAAGACTGCTGAATTTATCATCCTCGACTTCAACGTATTACCAACAGGAGCAACATTCCCAGGTTGATAAAAACTGAAAGAATGAATATTTATAATAGAATAAAATAAATAACAATGGCAGTATTAGATCCAAACGAAATATTTTTCACAGCCTTCGAACCAAAACAGGCTAATAGATTTATCATGTATATTGATGGATTCCCAGCCTACACAGTTAGAGCTGTTGGAGGTGTGAATTTAGCCCAAGGCACTGTAGCTCTTAACCATATCAACGTTCAACGTTTTGTAAAAGGTAAAACTACTTGGGGACCAATCACATTCACATTATTTGATCCAATCACACCTTCAGGTGCTCAAGCAGTAATGGAATGGGTACGTTTACACCACGAATCAGTAACTGGTAGAGATGGTTATAGCGATTTCTATAAGAAAGACTTAACATTCAACGTATTAGGTCCTGTTGGTGATGTAGTATCTGAATGGATCATCAAAGGAGCTTTAATCACTTCAGCTAACTTTGGTGATTATGATTGGGATACCGCAGACACTGCTGTTACTCTTACAATGGAAGTTCAACCTGATTACTGTATCTTGAACTTCTAATAAAAAAATCACATATTTTTGTAAAGAGAGCTTGGATTCGTTCAAGCTCTTTTTTATATTCATATTTATACTAGACAAACGTTATAAATAAAATATATGAGTTTTACCTTACCAACTGAAACAATCGAATTACCTTCAAAAGGTTTAGTTTACCCTGAAGGTCACCCCTTATCTAACGGTACTATTGAAATCAAATACATGACAGCTAAGGAAGAAGATATCCTTACAAATACTAATTACATTACAGATGGTACTGTTTTAGATAGACTTATCAAATCAGTAGTTGTTACTAAAGTAAATTTTGATGATATATTACTTGGTGACAAAAATGCTATTATGATTGCTGCTCGTATTTTAGGATATGGAGCTGAATATAAGTTTGAATATAAGGGTAAAGAAGAAGTAGTTGATCTTTCTACTTTAGAAAATAAACCTTTAGATGAGTCTTTATTCCAAAAAGGTAAAAACGAATTTGAATTTACACTCCCATCTTCAGGAAATAATATTACTTTTAAGTTGCTAACTCATGGAGATGAAAATAAAATTGCTCAAGAATTGAAAGGTTTAAAAAAAATCAATAAAGATTCTTCTCCCGAACTTACTACTCGCCTAAAGTACATGATTACTTCTATCAATGGAGACTCAGATGGAAAAACAATTAGGGAATTTATAGACCAGGCTTTTTTAGCGCGAGATGCTCGCGCGTTTAGAGAACATCTCACCCAAATGCAACCAGACGTAGATCTGAGTTTTTTTCCCTCAATTGGAACAGAACCAGCAACTCTCCCAATTGGGATTAGCTTTTTTTGGCCTGACTTTAAACTCCGCTAAAGAGTATAGAGCAAAATTCCTAACGCAAATCCACGAAATTTGTTTTTATGGTCAAGGGGGATATTCTTGGCCAATAGTTTATGAAATGCCTTTATGGCTAAGGAGATTTACTTATCATAAAATTAAAGAACATTACGAAAACCAAAAACAAGAAATAGAAAAGTCTAAAGGTCAAAATTCAAAAATGAAAGAAGTTATAGGAAAAGATGGATTAGTAAAATCTCCTGAATTTCTCAAAAAAACTAGTTATAAATAATATTTATTATATATAACACCTCCCCATGGCAGAAGATAACAATACAAGACGCATAAGAGAATCTAAAGAAGAGGCAGCAGCAATGCTTGATGCTCTTCAATCAATTACTGATACTATCCAGGAATCAATTTCAGCCTTAGCAGATGGTTTAGACGATGCTAATACTAGTGCTGAAATCATCAGTAAAACTATGCAAAGAGGCATTGTAAAGGAATTACAACAATCTGTAAAAAATCAGGAAGAAATTGTAAAATTACAAGCACAAGCAGCAAGGGGAGAAGCTAAAGCTAGTGATGTTGCCAAAATCAAGAAAAAACTTTTAGATAACCAAGCTTTAGCTCAAGCTAAATTAGTCAATCTTCAAAGAAACACAGCGGGTCTCAATCAGGAAGATGTAGATGCTATGGTTAAAAAGCAAGAAGAATACTTAGCTTATTTAAAATCTCAAGAAGACGAACTTAATAATATCAATACTATCAATGATAGTTTAATTCTCCAAGGAGGTTTAACTAAAGCAATTGGTAAAAATATAAAAGAATACATTACTGATCTTGATAAATCAGGAATAGCAGCTGCTCTAATGAATGAAGAATTAGAGGCAAGCGAAAAATTAATGGTAGCAGGCGAAGCTGCTATAATAGCTTTAGCTAAAGGTGCTATGGAAGCTAGCGATAATATTAATGCTATCCAAAAAGCTACAGGTATTAGTTACATGAATGCTAGGAGATTGCAAGCCGAATTTGCAATAGTAGCTATCAATACTAATAAAGCTTATGTAAATTCTGTAGAATTAAATAAAAGTTTTGCTGCTTTAACAGAATCAACAGGTCTTTTATTAGATTATAGTGGAGATACACTAGTCACTATGACTGGCTTGACTAAACAAATGGGTCTTAGCGCTGAAGCAGGTGCTCAATTAAGTTTATTAGCCAGTATGCAAAGTAGTGATACTGAAGCTGTTTTAGATAATGTTGATGCTACTGTAAATGCTGTAAACAAACAAAATAAAACAGCAGTTAGTCTTAAACAAATTTATAATGATATTTCATCTGCATCTAAAGCAATTGTAGTATCATTAGGAATGTCTCCTGAACTTTTAGCTGAAGCTGCTACCCAAGCAAGAGCATTAGGAACAGATTTAGCAGGAGTTGATGCAATAGCTAGTTCATTATTAGATTTTGAATCTTCAATTGAAGCTGAATTATCAGCTGAATTACTTACTGGTAAACAAATTAACTTTGAAAAAGCAAGGCAATTAGCATTAGATAATGATTTAGCAGGCCTAGCTGAAGAAATCAAAGATAACACAGCTCTTACAGAATCATTTGCTACAGGTAATAGGATTCAACAACAAGCATTAGCAGATACTCTTGGAATGTCTCGTGATGAACTAGCAGGTATGGTTTATCAACAAGAACTCATGAGTATGGGTCAAGATAAATTTATTGAGAAATACGGAGAACAAGCCCACCAACAACTAATGGCTCAATCCGCTCAAGAAAAATTTGCGGATACTATGACTAAAATTCAAACTATTATTGCTGATATGGCATTAACGTTTGCTCCTATTTTAGATGCAGTAGCATTTTTAGCTGAACAAACTTGGGTAGCTTATACAGCTATGGCTCTTATAGCAGGTTTATCATTAGCTAAAACTATTATGAGTTTAGCAACAATGTGGACAACTATTACAGGTGCTGCTATTTCTGCTACAACTTTATCCTCAGCTTTAACTTTTGGTTTAGGTGCTATTGCTATTATAGCAGCGATAGCAGGTATTGTAGCTGCTATGAATAGTGAAACTGATAAAGCTCAAAGTGTTCAAGATGGTATAGCCCCATCATCTAGAGGCCCATTTACTATTACTGATGCTTATAATTCAACTGCTATTACAGCTGATGGTGATGGAATTGCAGTTTCCCCTAATATAAATAGAGGTGGGGGAGATAGTAGAATGATTGCTTTATTAGAAAAAATTGCTAATAAAAATTCTAATGTGTATATGGATTCACAGAAAGTAGGTACTACTATGGCTATGAGTTATAGCAAAGCTTAACTTTCAATATTTATAATAAACGTTTAACATAAAACTCAGAATTATGCCTGATAATAATAACCCAGATTTAGGAAGCCGATACAACAATGGAGGTTCAAGATTAGATCCACGTGGTGGTCAAGGTCAAGGAAACACAGGTAGTGGTACTAGTGGTGGGAAAAATAAATATGGAGATACAAAGCCATATGGTGGTGGAAAACCTTAATAAAATTTAAATGCCCTTAGTTGACTTAAAAACTAATCTTAAGTCTTTACGTTATGGTAAAGATAGACCTGGCGGTGGTAGTAGTCCTGAACCATTTATCCAAGTAGAACCTAAAAATTCATTTGATATTCCTACAGAAGAAATTGGAACTTCAGGTGGTAAAGATTGGGTACTTAGAGGTGGTGCTTTAACTCTTACTAGATCTGCTCAGGACACCTCTCGTTTATTAAAATGGGGAACAGATAATAGTCTCAATTCAGTTATTTTTACTGCTAAACAAATTTCATTATCTGCTCAAGGTCAAACTTTTGGAGCAGGTGGTCCTGATGGGACCTCAGTTCAAGGTGAAGGAGTTTATTTACCTACTAACACATTAGCTCAAGTAGCCGTAAATGCATTTGGTGCTCATGGAAATAAACAAGGTCTTACACCTTTTGATAATAACAACAGTTTTATTACAGGTCTAGGTAAAATATTACAACTTGGAAGTGGCCCTTCAATAGGTCGACCTACTTATTTATTTGATTATTTAAGTAACCCAAAACACCCAGCAATCGAACCTGAATTTAATAGATTAGTTTATTTAGCTAATACATCATTTGATAATACTACTGGTACTTTATTTAAATATAATGGTGGCCCTGGTCCAGGTGCCCCAGGTGGAATAGGTACTACTAGAATAAAATTCTCTTCAGGCAACAGAACAGGTGATGCTAATCCATTACGTATTACTTCACCTACTAAATTCTATGGCACCTACAAACCAGCATATACCCCAGGTAAATACCTCAAATTAGTAGGCACACCTTACAACCCAGGTGCTTCAGGAGAATATTTAAGATTGACTGGAGCTAGATTAATAAATGATTTTAATGAAGAAGGCCAGTACTTACTTCAAAATAATGTTTATACTCAAGGCAATACATTCCCTGACATGTTTAAGTCAACTGCATTCCCCCAGAACGCAGCTACATTTGAACAAAAACAATTAATTGAGAAAACCCCAATTTCTAAAGGAGGCCAAATAAGCGATTTTAGAAAACAAATTACAGTTAACAAAGCTATTGCTCAAGTAAATGGAATGTTGACTGCAGGTCCGGATTACCAAACTAACAGTATTGATGGTAGCAGAATAAACTACTTTGACCCCGGAAGTAAAGTACGTGACAGAAGTAATTATAGAAAAGGATCTGGTATAGTAGATGCTATCAATGGTCTTTATTTATATTACCAAGAAAGTGTAGACAATAGTGGAAAAACTAATGACCTAGTAAAATTTAGATTTGCTGTTATAGACCCAGATTCTCCTTCAAATAAAACCTTTGTTCATTTTAGATCATATTTTGATGGAGCTATTACTGATAATATGAGTGCCAATTGGGAGTCTTATAGATACCAAGGTAGAGGTGAAGAATTTTTCCATTATGGAGGATTTAGTAGGGAAATAGGATTTGGATTTAAAGTTCCTGCTCAATCCAAAGAAGAACTTTCAGTAATGTATAAAAAACTGAATTATCTTCAATCAACAATGGCTCCTAATTATAGTGATGCTGGTTACATGAGGGGTAATATAGTACAAGTTACAATTGGAGGTTATTTATACGAAGTCCCAGGTATCATAACTAATTTAAATTATACTCTCCCTGAAGATTCACCTTGGGAAATTGGTATTGGTATTGATGGTGGTGAAGATTTTAGTGTTAAAGAATTATCTCAAATGGTAAATGTATCTATTACATTTAAACCTATCCACGACTTCCTCCCTGAAACAATCAAACCAAATCTTATAACTTCAGGTGGGGATATCAAACAAAGATTTATATCTTTAGAAAATAAAACTGGAAATTTATATGCTGGTGGCATTAGTCCGAATCAAGATCCAACTCCAAAACAAGAACAAGATTCTGAACCTACACAAATAACCGAAGGTGAACAATATAGTGGGGGATATAGAAATTTTATTTATGATGTTCCTACTTCGGGTCAAGTAGCTGCAGAAAATCAAATAAACCAAATATTTCCATTTGAAGCTGGAGATTTCCAAGGCAGTAGATTCTTCAATACAAATAATAATGGGTAATGGGACGTTATACTAGAACACCAATCGTAAAAAATATCTCAGGCAAACAATACTATAAACGTGTTGTTTATCCTGTTATTCCTCGTAGTAATCAAGATTTGTATGTTTTTACAACTGATGAAGACAGATATGATTTACTAGCTAATCAATATTATAAAGACGCTACTTTATGGTGGGTAATTTCTCTAGCTAACCCTCAAACAACTAATGCTTCTTTAATCCCTGGTGGTGGGTTACAAATTAGAATTCCTTTCCCTATCCAAGACATAATCGCAGAATATAATGCTTTAAACGAGTAATAGTTATGAGTAACCTTTTAGGAGCGAATTTTAAACAATATGTAGCTGACCAAATTGATATTCGCCAATCTCGTTTAGGTCAACGTGATTTAGATAATAGTACTATAAGTTGGGCTAATAGTAAAACTGCTTATATAGCATTAGCATCTTCTGTAGATATCAAAAATTCCCCTATTTACAAAAACGAGGTCACTGTAACTATCAATACGGGTGATCTAAACATATCAGGAGCAAACCCATCTAACACAACTTCAGGTACTTCAGGTACTTCAGGTACTTCAGGTACTTCAGGTCTTACACCTACACAATTAGCAAACATGTTCCCTAATGGGAATACAGATGCTAACCCAAATCCTCAAGGTAGTCAAATTACCCCTCCTGCTCAAACTGGATTTGCATTTCGTTTTGTGAAATCACTCCCACCTCTTCCTGATAGTACTGTAGAATTTAAAACCAGCAGAATCCAAAATAACAAGTTGGGTTTGTTTTGGACAGAAAGAGCATGGACAATTAGAAACATGAATAGATATAGCATTACCACAAACATGTTAGCTGGTTTTTCAGCTCATGAATATGCTAGTTTATTTTGGTTTGCAATGGAAGGTTTTGACACTAACGAAACCTTATTTGAAGTTTTACTTAGAGGATTAATAACAGTAGAAAGATTAAACCAAGTAGCTGATGCTTGGAGTGCACCAAGTTTCGGATTTGATACAGACGGTAAAAATTTTTGGCAATGGGTTGATGGTGAGAGTGCTCTTAAAGGCAAATATTCAACAGATGGTGATGGATATTTAAATTGGGAAGCATTTGGTTTTGATCCTATAACTGATGAATATAATGTATTCCTTTTTCCTTCTACATTATTACCTGCAAATCAAAAGTTTACTGTAAATATAAATGGGACAGAATATAAAAAAAACAACCCATTTGACACCTCAGCTTTTCTTTATATAACAGCTGAAAATGAAGTTGATAAACCATTAGCTGGAATAGCAGCTGGGGTCAGGGCATTAACAATTGCTTCAGCAACAGGAAATAATTATGGAGACCCCCAAATCCCAGCCGAAGCTTTAGGTACAGCCTTGAGTGGTAATCTCACAAGAGGTTCTAGTATAAAAGTAGAAGTTAATACAACCTCTAAAAAAATAGGAGAAGATACTTTTGGTACAAAAAGACTTCAAGATTTAGGTTTATCAACTGCTTATTTAGGAAATGGTGTAGCTAAAAATTTAGTACTAACTAATGGAACTACTAAAGTAGAAGATGATGGTAAACGAACCTATAAAGCAGGTGTAGCAGAAAATTTATCTATATTTAATGACTATGTTTATGGATTTGGTGGAGACCAAGATTGGGGTTTAGTAGCTATGCCCGGTTTAATGGGAGTAGACATTAAATCTAAAAACATGGGCTCTCTTAGAGAAGCTACAGTTACAATCAGAGCTAATAGTGAAAAACAATTTGCTTTGATTGATGCACTTTATTGTCGTATTGGTTACACAATGTTTTTAGAATGGGGTAATAGTTTATTTATTAATAATTCTAACCAATATATTAGTAATCCCAGCCAAGGAGGAGTACAAAGCCTTATCCATACATTCCTAAACCCAGGAAAAGATGCTTGTTTTGATACAAATACAGGTATACAAAAGAAAATAGAAACCAACCGTGAAAAATCTGGTGGTAACTATGATGCTTTTTTAGGTAGAGTTGCTAATTTTAGTTGGGAATTTAGTGCTGAAGGATATTATAATATTACTTTAAAACTTATTAGTATTGGTGATATAATTGAAAGTCTAAAAATAGATGAGTCAATTGCAGATGTCAATATTGGAACTAATTTACCCCCTGTTATTGCCCAACCCTCAGCAAACTCTGCTTTAGAATCATTTTTAGCAGTAGCAGCTACCCCAACCGGTACAACTTCATATGACTTAAACTTTTTTACAAGAGGTGCAGGTGGAGGTAATGATTTAGAGTATGATTTAAATATTACTAAAAATACATTAGTAGCTGGTAGTTCTTATCGTGAAGCTGGTATTGGTACTAATTTTGAAACGGTTAGAGAAAGTACCGCCAGTGAGTATTCTGAAGAACTAAACTATGATAGATCCAAAACCAACTCATCTGGTAAAGTAATCTCAGCTCGTGCTGTTATGGGTCCAGAAGTATATC